AGACAGACCTTGATAACCGAAACAAAAGCTTGCCAGGAAGCCATGATGTCTAGATCGCAACAGAAAACCTGGAATCCTTCACATAATTCAAAACTTGCATTTACATTAAATTAGTACTATTATAAATAATATAATATATAATAATAATATGTAGACTTTAGAATGCTTTCGCCGTTTTCTGAACCCTCTAATTCCCCGCCTCCGGCTCAGAACCCCATCGGGAAAGCGGCTGGATGGCTTAAAACTAAGCTGCTGCGCTATTACTACAAGTAGTAAGTTTAGCTACGGCATTGGTTTTGCGCGACAATCCGACGAATAAGGCACGATTAAGGCTTATGTGTCTTTTTGTAAACTGTGCGAACGGCTCGCAACTAGAATGCTAACCTATTGATTTTGCTGATACACGCTCCAATCCGGCGAAATCCGGCGTCAATCCGACGATTGCGTCCGTTTGGGTATACCGTAGCGAGGCAGTGACAGTGAGACACTTTCCGCGTCTCGTTTGGGTAGTAAATCGGCTTATGGTACTGTCACTTCCGTTGGTCTAGATCCAATCGAGACAAACGACACCAGCGACACCAGCGACACCAGCGACACCAGCATGCCATGCGCCGCGTTGTGAGAGTCACCAGATAGGGTAAAAGCGTCGGGCGGTACTACCCCAGCCAAAAAGCAAACAGGCCGCTTGGCGGCCTTTGTAGCGGCTCTGTCGCGGTCCGGCATTCGGGCAAAGAAAAGCCCCCGCCGGTTTCCCGGCGGGGGCTTGTAGGTAGCGGCTGCTACTTTGCAGCCATTGCGGCCTTCACGGCAGTGATTGCGGCCTGCGTCGCGAGAGCCAGAACGTCGTCAAGCTCCGCCGCCGCGTCGATTGGTTCGCTTGCGGCTGGCGGCGCAACAGTGATCGCGTTCTCTTGCACCGATACGCGCGCGGCGGGTTCCTTCACCAATTCCGCCGCCTTCACCTTAGCCAGCGCCGACACGATCGGCGCGAAGGTCTCGGTTGCCTTGTACTCGTCAGCGAGTGCCTTAACGCTCGCGATGATCGCGTCTACCTTCTCAGCCGCAATGTCACTCGCGGACTTGACGGGCTTCGCGGCCGCAGCCTTCGCAACGTGTTTCACCACGTCGGCGGCGGACTTGAACGTGATCGCTGGCGTTGTCTCGGTGCGCTTCGCGTCACCGCGCCCGACGGTCTTCGTCTCTGGGATTGCGAGGCGAACGTGTTTCACGATCATGTGGTGACGGCGCTTGTACTCGTCACGGAGCGGCGTTGCGGCGGACTTGTCCGCCTCAATCGCCTTCGTCTCGGCGTCCCATGCCGCCGCCGCCGTCGCGATAATGTGCGGGACTTGCGCGCGGCAAGCCGGGTTCATTGCTTGGCGCAATTCCGAGCGCAAGGTGTTCGCGGCGGTTTCGGTGTGGCGGTTGCCAAACGCCGCGACAATCGCGCTATCGAGACCGAGTTTGATTTGATCTTCGGACCAATCGCCTTTGGTTGCGGCTTTCGACAACGCGAGCATTGCCAACTCGCGCGCGCCGCTCGCTTCCTTCACCTTGCCTTCGTACGCGCTGAAAGCATCGTCACGCGCCGTCGCGGCGGACGTGATTGCCTTCACCTGGTCTGTAATCGCCTTCGTGATCGCGGCCTGTGCGGCGATGCGCGCGGCTTCCTGCGCGTCGGTAGCGGCGGCGGCGGTTTCGTTCTTGAGGATCTTGGTTGTCATGATTGGTTATCCGGTCCGAGTTACGAGCACAAACGCTCACTAATGCTCGCTCGTTTTAATGTCTCAGTAATACCCTCGATTTGTTACTACGTGTAGCAACTGTCACCGCGCAGACGGGGGCGCCCCCACCCCCCGGGGGTAGCTGTCCAAGGGGGGTGGCCACCACCCCCCCGCGCCCCTAAAGTGCCAGGACGAGAACACCAAAATCCAAACCTAAATACGACACCTCTGCGTCACGGCATCTCTGCGTGACGGCGTCACGGCGGGGGTAGGTGGCGGCGCGACGGCGTGAGAATATCGTTCCTATACCCTCGACTCGGCGCGACGGCGTGGGTACAGTACCGTACATCCACGGAAGGCCCCCCATGATCACCGTCCGCATGTGGCCCGAGGAGAATACTCGGACGCCGGAAAAATCCTGCTTCTACACGGCCGAGACGACAATCGACGGCGTGACCTATTCAGGGCCGCTCCCGCATGGGTGCGTCGAACGAACTAGCTCGTGTTTTGGTTGCGGCGGGCGTTCCTGACGCCACGATGCCGGTCGAGCAGATCGGGATAGCGGGGCACCTGATCTGGAAATCTTTCCACTAGGCGGCGCTGTGGACTTACGAGGAAACCGCGACGGTCCCGCTACGCCGCATCCTGTACGCCAAGGTCGAGGCAGGGCGGGAACGCCTGCGTGCCCGTAGAGGTGGGGTGCAAGGCCAAAAACAGGGGGTCAACCGTCGAGTCGGGCATACCCCTACCCGAAACCGTCTCCGACGACTAATTCCCGCCGCCGCCCTGCCCGCTAACGACGCGATTGACTGTAGCGCGAGAGCCACAGGGGGTCGGTTACCTGATTGCTTTCCGACACACACGCGAAAACAAATACGAGCCATGCCGGTAGAATCCGCATCGCTCGCCGCGAGGTGCCCTACGATGCCCGACACGATTCTATATGAACAAAACATAAACGTTATCGAGCATCGGGAGGTCGCGAAAATGGTGCTTCACACGGTAGACGGCCTGCTCAAGGTCGCGATCGTCGCCTCGACCGTGCTCGGTGGCGCCGCCGCCCGCCCCGGCGCCCTCGCCAGCTTTTACCAGTACCTCGCCCGCGCTGGTGTCACTTGTGTTATTCACCTCGGGCAGCTGCTCGGGTCGAGCTGGCGGCCGACCATCCGTCACCCCCTGTTGGACTACCCCGCCGTCACCGGTGTGACGACATTTCATTACCCGGCCGCCTGTCCCGGTTGCTCACCCGTCGGCGCGCTGATGCACGCCGCCGGCCGAGACGACTGGGTCGAGCTGACGGAACCGCGTCTGGACGTCATCGGGCCGGACGGTACGGCGGTGAAATGTCACCTCGTGCTGGACCCGGTATGCGCGCGCTTTGCGGCGGCGATGAGTGTTTGGACCGTCGCGACCCGCCGGAGTTTTCGTGAGTTCAGTGGCGGCTACTATACCGTGCCGCCCGATTCGCTGTTTCTGTTCGGCGGCAACCCCCGCCCCGCGATTCGCCGGAACGTCGACGGTCGGGTCCTGATCCAGTCGGGGTCGCGGTTCCACGGTCCCGGCGCGACCGCTGCGATCCTCACCCTGCCAATCGAGCCGGCCGGCCTGATTCGGGACCGCGAGTGCCAGCTTGAGACGTGGTACGCCGCCTAACCTATAGGTTTCGGCGCCCGCGCCGTTCGCGCGGGAACCGAAGCTATTTGATAATGGTTTTAATCTAGGCTAAACCCCCTGCGGCGCCCCGCCGCACCCTAAAAACGCAAGCTATTAACCATTGTTATAGAACCTATAACCTGCATCTTGTGTTATACCCCCCGCCATCGGGATATAGGAGGTATAATTGCTAACGCCTTTAAAAATACAACTTCTCTAGGCAAACCGTCGCTAAACTGCCACAAAATAGGAAAATATAGTCTCCATATAATAGCCACTAGATTCTGACGCGACGCGGATTTAGGGCTAACGAAGTCGGGTCCTGGTCATGGGCTAACTCGGAGAATTTACAGATGGCTGCCCGCAGAGGGCCGAAGCGCCCGCCACCTCCCAAGGTTAATCTACCAACCATCTCGGAATACGCCGTTGAGCGGTTGGCTAACGTGCTGCGCGAGAGGTCGCAGTCCCAGCGACTGCCGGACCAGACCGCTCGGGTGTTGGTCCTGTTTGTCCTGATGTGGCAGTCGTCACCTCCCATACCGGTCCCCGACCGCAAACAGATCGCCGAGCATCTTGGTGTCAGTGTGCCGTGTGTCGACGTGACACTGTCGTACCGCCAGGGTACAGGTGACATATCCATCGCGTACCAGACAGTGCGAGGTAATATAGGCGGCAGACTGCACTCGACCGTGCGGCAGCGCTTCGCGATCCCTAGCGACGAGATATGTAAGATAGTAAATAATGCGATCGCCGCCGAGGCGACGGCAACGACGGTCGAGACGGCCAAGGCGACGCCCTCTGCGCCACGCAAGAAAAATAACCCCTCGTCAAACAACCCTGGCAACCCCGGCAACCCCGAAGGCGCTTTCGTACCCGTCGCGGAACCGGCCCTCAACTCCAGCATAGGCTGCGAGGTACCCGTCAAAAAGAGAAGGTCTCGTAAAAAGGTCGCAGCCTAAAATCTAACGCCCTGCCTCGTCGAGTAGACGCCTGACGACGTCGCACGGCTCGATCACCGACAGCAGCCGGCCGTCGGCCAGCCACAAGACGCAGTGGGCCGTGGCGGGCGACAGCTTGTGGGTGTTGGGCGGCGGCGCGGGTGCGTGCAGCCCGGTGACGTGGGGGACGACGATAGATACCTCGCCGCCGTCGGCCCGGTGCAACAGCACCATGGCGAGGGCCGCAGCTATCAGGGGCCCGTCCACCCCCTCACGTCCAGCCGGCGGCGCTGACGTGCTCTTGAGCCATCGGGCGCTGGGCGTACCTGCGCTCGCGCATCAGCGCGCGGCCGGTCAGGTTCATGCTTGTCCCTAAACAAAAGTATTGCAGGCTGTCGACGATATCGCTCCAGGGATGTAGTTTTTCCGGAAGGTCTTCTATCTGACCGTCGCGCTTCCTTCGGTATCTGTATTTGTTGCCCATCGCCTGAATCAGGGTCGGGCAACCTACCCTCGATATCTGCAACGCCGGCTCGCCCATTAAAGTCTGTCTTAACAATCTGTCGACGGCGAGCAACCTTGGTTCGATCGCGTTGGTCGAGGCGGGGTACGCCATAAACCCCTGTTCTTTCAAAATATCAAAATTGGTTTCTTCCGAGAGCTGCGACTTGGCGGCGCCCGCCGGGTCGCCGACGATAAATACTCGCCGGCCGGCAAAGGGCGGGGCCAATAAAACAGGCTTCAGATGTTCCTCGACCATCTGGATGAGCCCCATGCTCTCCGTCACGATTTCTTTCATAATTATGGCTCTGCCATAATTGTCGTGCTGGCCGATGACCGCGCATGGTGTTCTTCCAAAGTCCATCCCGACCATCACCGGCCGCATCGGGTTTACGACTACGCCCATATCTTTCACATGGGTCGGGGCATGAAACGTCCTTCTGAATACCGCCTGGCCGGCGTTGGAAACCCCCCACTGCGCTTCGACATGGACCGAGCACCAATCCGGGTCTTTATCGCTCATGAGTTCGTCGTAATAGCCTTCGGGAAGGTTCTCGACATTCTCGGCTTCCGCCGACAACCCGGACGGCTGCTGGAACAGCTTCCACGCCGGGTGCGGGTTTAATACGGTCCGATCGTGATAAGGTGAATCGGTGTCCCAGGGGTTGGTGTCTGCTATAATTCCTCGTCGTGCCGCGCCGCCAAGCGCCTTGGAAGGATATCTTCCGCATCTTCCCAGTAGCGGCCGCATGATGTCGAAGGGTACTTCGCGGATTTCGTTGATCCACGCGCCCGTCAGCTGCAAGCTGAGCAACCGCCTCACGTCCTCCTTCGAGTCCAATGGCAACAGCATCCAGTCCGAGTGTAATCGGGTACCGTCTGGTAGCGTCAGTCGAAACTGGATGGTCGAGTCGGTTGTGTAGTAGTGTGCCATACCCGCCAGGTACGACATGGTATCTGACAATACCGTCTGGCGCAGTTGTTGTAGAGTATTACGGATCAGGGCAAACCGAGTATACCGGACACCATTATGGGCCGGTTGGCTGCACGCCCACCTCATCAACTCCATTATGCATCCCATCGTCTTCCCAGATCCAAGTGGGCCAACTAAGACGCGGATGCGGGCCGGGTCGTGCATAAAGCGTTCGACGGTCGGCGGCGGCAGGTAGTCCACGCCTATACCTCGTCGTCGACGTCTTCGACGTCGACCAGGCCGAAGGCGCCGCTGCTGTCGGCCCAGCCTGTGCTCGTACTACTGGTAGTAACCCCAGTCCCTGTTGGCATCGGCGGCCCGCCATCCGTCGCGGGGTCGGCGACGAAGCTCAGCTTCTCGGGATTCTCGCGAAACAGGATGTTCAGGGTGAACGCCGCGCCGCTGCCTGCTTTGGCAGCGGCTGCCGCCGCCCCGGACCCGTCGACCGCCGCGACCCGGCTAAGCTGCTTGAAGGCGTCTATCCGTTGCTGGGGCGCCACACGAGGGTCCATTGCGATCAGCGCGGTCGGCGCAATCAAAACTTCAGTAGCTTGTAGGGCCTTCAGTCTTACCCGCCCCTCCGACCCCTCGTCGCTCTCGATCGCCGCCCGGGCTTTTTTGATGTTCGCCACCACCTGCGGGTGGTGGGCCAGGTAGCGCCGCAGCCCCTTCACCCCGATAAACCCATATCTCGCCGCGATCGTCTCGGGCGGATGGATCTTGGCGGCGAGGTCGTATTGCAGTCTTAGGATCAGCGCGTCGTCGAGCGCCGGGTTGGGGTCGAGTGTGTCGCGGTCGTCGTGACCGCCGATGTCTTGCCCTCGGTCTTGGTCACGTCCGCGTGCCATATATAAGGCCCCGTCATTAGCTCAAATACTAGGTGTTGCGGATCATACCCCGATTGGTTAGATTTATAGGAGCTATATTATAGTGACTTCACAGAGGCGCGCCGTTGCCCGCTGCGATCCCGGGTCAGACTTCAAGTTCGCCGCCGACGAGCGGGCGGCGGGCGCCGGGCTTTCTGCGTGTCGTCAGCGAAGACCCATTGGCCATCGGATCATTGGATCATAGATGGGCATCCCTTTATTGAGAAGCGACGCTGTTTTCGCCTTGTTTTCCAGCCTCTGCGCCTCATGGCTCGAAAATA